TGTACTCGTAACCACTTTAAAACACCTGAACCAGTATTTGAGTAATTAGAATCTGTACCTAAAATTGCTGCACTATCAGCACCCGGAAGAACCTCCCGAACATTACTATTTCCAACGCCAATTTTTAAAATATTTGGAAAAGAACTACCATCTTTAACATAAAATTGAAACTCACCTTTTTCTGACCCATCCGTGACATCCGCATTTATTGTGCTAATTTGACACATCGTATTTGTTTCATCATTATCATTTTCCATTTGAAAAATGATAGTTCCACCTTGATCGTCATCCGCAGGGGTCGTTGAGGCATATTCTCTTGTTAAAATTACTTGTGGTCCACCACTGCTATCATTTCTATCTTCAGATATTTTAAAAATAGGAATGTTGTTTCCTGTAACAGCCATAGTTACACCAGAATCTGCAACATGTGTAAAAGTAACGTCACTGTCTGAACCAAAACTTAACACGGACGAATCACTATCTAATTTTAAATCATTACTTACCGTAACCGCTGTTGAAGCATTTAAATCAATAGTTGCTTCACCGTCCATCCTTAATACTCCGTCCGAGCTTTGTTGAATGAAACTAGCGACATCTCCAAATGTTATTTTATTTGTGCTATTTAATGTTAAACCTGTGCCATCGGTATGCGTTAAAGTAGTATCGTTATCTGAACCAAAACTTAAAACAGCGCCATCACTTTTTAAACTAACATCGTCACCAAAAGTAATATCATTAGCTAAAAAACTAGCCACAGCAGCACCGCTACCCCCACCATCCGCGTAAATTATATCTGCACCACCATTTAAAATAGTTACATTAGAACCACTACCTTGTGTAAAAATTACAGACTGACCGCTGTTATTTACAACAAAATATAGTTTATCCATGTCGTTTGGACTTATAGTAATTGTGTTTGTACCACTAGGACTTCCACCTAAAACCAAAACTCTAAATTGACCGTCGGTTAAAGAACCGTCTGTTGTTGTTAATGTGTGTGTTGTTCCACTTAAGGTTATTGCACCTACACCAGCTATCGCTCTATCTATAATATCCATATTAGTATTTGTCATGGTTCCCCATGTTCCAGACCGATCACCTGTAGCAGGTTTTTCAATACCTAAATTTGCTGTAAATGTACTTGTCATAATTTTTTCCTATGCTGCAATATTGGTCCAATCAGGCTCTTGATCTGATGTAATTTCACTAAAACTAGGTGTCTGACTGGGCGTAATTTCACTAAAACTAGGTGTTTGACTGGGTGTAATTTCACTAAAACTAGGTGTTTGACTGGGTGTAATTTCATTAAAATTAGACGTTTGATCGGGTAAAATAATTCCCCACACTTGTACACCCGATGTGGTAACAGTAGCTGTAAGACCGGTTACTGAAACATTTGAAGAGCCTGTTACGCTAACGTTTCCTACAGCACCTGTACCATTTTCCCCTGTTATATTTTCGGTAATTCCAATTTTAACCGTTACATCATCAGTGGCTCCAGTAGCTGATATACCTGTTACTGTAACATTTGCATCCCCGGTAACGGTTACACCACCTAATTCCCCTGTGCTAGATACCCCTGTAGCACTAATCGTTATGCCAACCCCTTCCGTAATAGTTACATTACCTACAGAACCTGTGCCAGATAAGCCGGTAACACTAACAGAAAAGTCAAATTTAGTTGTTACGTCACCTACAGCACCCGTGCCGGCCACGCCAGTAACAGATATAACATGACCGGTTGAAACAGCAACCGATCCTACAGCTCCTGTACCAACTACACCAGTAGCACTAATCGAAGTGTTTGTTTGACCATACGGACCGCTATTCCAACCACCTCGACTATAACCCGTTAAAATAGACATTTAAGTTACGCAATCCTTATAATTGCATTACTAGCATCTGCCGCAGGAAAAGCAATAGTAAAATCACCTGAACTAGATGCTTTATCTGAACCAAAATTTAAAACTAATACAGAAGTGTCACCACTTGTATCTTCGTTAAATATTAGAGCGCCTCTAGCGGTAATTGTGCTAGAGGAAAAAGTTGTATCTGCAAAATCAGTAAAAGCGGTAGTTCCACTAGTTGAAGGATCTACGCGGGTAAGCGTGTTTCCTTTTGCAGTATAGCCTGTTCCACTTACTTCGTTACTTGTTGTATATGCCGTAGTAGATGCGTCTAAAGAAGCTGAACTTGTATATAAAGCTAATTTAAAAGTATCACCACCCGAATTAAGAAAATTATGTTTCCCTTCAAGTAATTCTTTTTTAAAACTTGTACACATTGCTTGTGTTATTGCCATTTACATATCCTCAAAATATTTCATTAAACCTTCCATACCCTGCTCTTTCCAAATAGTTTTTACAGTAGATCGTTCACTATTTACAACTTTTTTAAAATAATCAATCAATAGTGCTTTAATTATAGCTTTGTATGCAAACGCTTGTTCTTTAACCTGCGGTGGTGCATTTGTCGATACAGCAACTATTCGATTAACCGCTAATTCAGCCCATTCCTCCGCGTTCATTCCTCGATTATTTGTTGTTACAACCGTAGGAGTTCCAATATTTGATTCTACGCTTACATTAAACATTATTGTTTTGGCCTAATAACTTTACCTGTCATATACTCGTCTGTAACTTCTTTAGATTCACCAAATAATTTTAAAGCAACAATCGCTTCACCTAAACGTTTTTCATACTCTTGCATTAAAGAAGGATCTCCCTTCATAAATGTGTATGCTTCTACTAAAGAACCATATAATAAAGCTAAAGTAGCATTTTCACTCAACCAAGTAGTACCACTATCCGCACCCGCTGTTAAACTAGCTGGACGATAAAAATAATGCAATTCAGCACTGTAATTAGCATCTGGAGTAGGACCAATAATAAAGTTATCAACATCAAAAACAGCATAATATTTAGGCGTTCCTGTTGTTGAAGAATTTGGATTAAATGTTTGAACAAAATCAGGATCTTTAAATTCTAAAAAAATATGTTCGCTGTTACTCGTAACAGATAAAGAATAAGGTGCTAAAAAATCACTTGGAGCAGCTAAAAATCTATTTGTACTGGTCATGGAACCTGAAACATTTTTACGAAAATAACTTAGTTGAATATTTTTTAAGATTCTTTCTTCTGCATTTTTAATAAAATCGCTTAAATGAGAAACAAAACTTGTTTCTGTATTTTGCGTGTAATCTTGAATTGCAGTTTTTAAAGTTCCAAATGTATAACTCATGTTGTTGTTACCGTTACCGTTCCCACGTTTCCTGAAGCTTTAATAGGTATAAAATTTTTAATTACGGGATCTCTTGTAGCTACAAAAACAACCATTGCCTCTGTTTTATCTGGTCTAGGATCTTTTAAAGCTTGTGGATCATCTACTTTAGGAAAAGGTTCTATTTGAGGACTTTTAGCCTCCCATTCATCAAAACCAACTAAAGCACCTGTCCATTCTTTTCTCATGCGATTTAAAGGATAAGCAAAACCAGAACGATCAGAAATACCTAAAGCATATTTACCCGATGCAAACTTACTCATGCGATAACGGTTCCTGTTACATTTGGTTTAATATTAAAAGAAGCTCTATCCCTATCTTCAACCATTGCTCTTTCAAACTCTTCTTCATAAATTGCTTTTAAAATTTGTATTCTATTTGGCGCACGTTTCATAGATAAATAATAAGCTAATCCTGCGGCTAAACACGGGTAAAATCTAAAAGGTATTTCTAAATCATTAGTAAAAGCATCTGCATCATCCATACGCCTTAAACGATTAAAAATAATTACATCCGTATCGTTTTCAGGCGCAGGCCACACTCTTAAAACAGGCTGTATCTGCCTATCTAAAAAAAATTGTGACGGCCTACCTGTAGTAGATTTAGATGGAATATTTAAATACGCTTCTCTACCTAACCTATCTGCTGCAAAATCCGTATTATCTCTGCGTATAACAACAGATAAAATGTCTATAGTCGCTTTAAAATCGGTTAAATCAACCGAAGCAGACAAAGTAGTAGTTGCACCGCTTGTACCACCCGTTAAAGTTTCACCACTAGAAAACGTTCCCGAAGGTATAGTTATAGCAAAACTAGTAGAAGATGGTTTGTTAGTAAGTGTAGTAGTTGCACTACTAGTCCCACCTGTAATCGTTTCTCCTACCGTAAAACTAGTGCTTGATCCAACAGTCATAGTTAGTATTCCTGCCGGATAATCTCTAATACCTGTTGCTGTAGTAATAGAGGTTTCGTTTATGGTCCATTGATTTAATCCACGATTTGCCCAATCAGCTAACATAAGATTTAAAGATCTTTTAGCTGTTTTTAAATCATATCCTGTACGAACCTCTAAACCACACCGTTCAAAAGCCTCTTCAACATAGTCCGTAACCTGAAGTTCAAAATCTTTTGAGCTTGACGTAGCCATTTAAGATTTTCTTCCCCTGTTTTTTCTAACCATGCCACCACCACGCATACGTTTAGCGCCTGTTTTCTTAACAGCGCCGCCTCCCATCATACGTTTAGCGCCTGTTTTCTTAACAGCGCCGCCT